CATTTTCATCGGTCGGGCGCGGCTGGGTGCCGGTGCTGATATTGATCGCTTGCGTCTTGGCCTTGGTCATTAGCTTGTCTTCCTGATATGCCGAGAAAGACTAAACGTAATTTTCCATGTGATGCGGAGTGCGTCCAAGGACACAAGGTTTCCGCCGACATATTCGCACGGACTTTTTGCATCGGGATGTTTCCACCCCACAAGGGCGTTCTCAATCTGCTTCGTATGCTGAACCAGCACTTCTGAACTCATGTTCGCTGTGCTTTCCGCCAACACCGCCAACACGACACTGAAAGTATCGGTTACCTTTTGATCGACTGCGCCAACCCCCAAAGTGTTTGGCCTCGCCGTATCGCGCTCCGGCACGATGAATAATGCCGGACTTTGGCGCGGGCCATTCATACCAAGCATGGCCATTTCGAGGATGCCCTCGACATATTTAAAGCCAGCACCCTTCAGCTGGTCCACAATCGGCGCAAATTTCATCATGCTTTTTCTCCGCCGAAAACACCGCGTAGCCAGTCACCCAAGACATCTTCAGCAGCGGCCTGCTCTTTGGGGCCAAAGCCGAGATATTGCCTCTTGGGCATCACGATCTGGGAAACCACTCGCCCACCGAAGGACAGAGCCTTCTTATGCTTGGGCTTAATCACGCCGCCTTCATTGTGGATGCGGGCATATCTGCCCGGGCCACCGCTGGGCAAAACGCCGACCTGAGCGAAATCGTTACCGAAGTCTGGCGCCAGGGCATTTTCGAGAGCGCCGGTAAGATGCAGAACCTTGCGCCCTGCATCTCCGTTTTCATCTTTGCCGGTTTCCCCCCAGCGCTTCGCCCACGGAACACCCCAAGGATCGGCCTCATCTGCAAAGCGCTGACGGGCAAGATCAAGCCATTCCTCGGAGATCTCTCCCATCGGCTGGCGCATATTGGTACCGGCTGCAATGGCGCGATCCAGCGCCGCCTCCAGCTCCGCGCTGTCCAGCTCGATGGTGACAGATATCCCGCTCATCAGTAACCGATCAGGCCGTCAGGATAGGCCCTACGCCCCGGCGAAATGAGGACGGGGCTTTCCGAGACAGCAGGGGCCGGAGCTGTCGCCGCGCCGATTTGAAGCTGGCCGGACTGGATGCGCTCCAGCAGTTTGACCGAGGCCTTCGCTTGATCGGCAATGCCATCAGGCGCACCGACAGGATAGAGCGCAGCGCGGGCTAGATCCGACACGATCTTTTTGACGATCAGCGGCGGATCAGCGAGCGGCACCTGATAACGCGAAGCGAAGTGAACATCGACCATCGCTTGGGCATCGGTCAGAACCGAGATCAACATTGCCCGATCAATGCGCCCTTCACCGACGGCATCAGTGGCGGCAATCACCTCGCGCAGGCCCACACGCTCCACGAAGTCCTTGATCGACAAATAGCCAGTGCCACCATCAGGCATGGCCCATTCGCCCTCGATCACGGCGACATCCAACTCCGCCTCGGCAACTTCGCCAGCGGCATCATGCGCCTGCACGGTTACGAGGTAGCGCTCGCCGTCTTGCCCGCCGCTCAACACCACGAGGATCGAGCCACTCTCGATGCTGGCGGTAGCAAGCAAAGCTGATGCGGCAGGCACAAGCCCACGCGCGACAACCGACACATCATCGATACCAGCCGGAAATGGCAGCGCCGCCACCCGCAAGGAGTGGCGGCGCTCTTCGGCTGGCTGTTTCAAGATCGTTTCAACAGCCATACATCACCTGATCAAGAGGCTTTTGCCTTGCTGCGCTGGGCAGGCTTTGCGGGAGCATCTTCACCGCCGATGTCGCCCAGATCGGCGGCAGGCTCGTCCGCCTTCAGAGAAGGCAACAGCGCGCGCACAGCTTCGGGGTCAATCGTTTCGTCGGCAATTCCGGATGCCAAGGCGGCCAGCACATCGGCAGTCGACAACACAGGCTGCAATTCCACGCTGGTATGCGTGAGAACGCTGGCGTCAGCGCCCAACGCCTCAATAGCAGCGATCAACTGCTCCTTATCATCAACGCGAACCCAGCCAGGCTGATCTGCCCATGCCAGCTCGACGGTGACTTCGTCGTCAGTCGGTTGGACCGCGCCAGAGCGCAGCAGCTTGCTTGCAATGCCATTCGGCAAAGCAATCACCTCACCGGCATCGACCGGTTCACGCACCCGAGCCGGATCAGCCCGACGCAAACCATGGATGGCGATGAGAGTTTTGAAGTGATCCATGATGACCTCGTCAAATCGAGAGAGGGGGTGGGCGGCGCGCGACCATGCGCCGCCCGATCAGGCGCGCCTTACAGCGCGTCCTGGAACAGAAAGCCCGCGTCGGCACCGACCAGCTCGGCCGAGAATTCGTCCAGCACGTCATTCTTCCAACTGCGGATGTCAGCATCATACCGACTGGCTTCCACCAGGGGATGGTTGGCCAGTTCATAAGTGTAGCCATAGCTGGGCAGTGCCATCTGGCGCTGGCCCACAGGCGGCACGTAGGCAAGAATGGCATCGCCACCCCAGACGTCCACCGTGGTGCCATCCTGCAAATCATAAATGGCATCGCCGGAAACCACATTGGCAACGTCGAAATAATTGGCCAGCATCGGGATCGTGATCGCCGAGGAATTCGTATAGGCGAATTGCTGGATAATCTTGGGGTGTTTGCCCAGCGCACTAGTCAAACCACCAGCCAATACCAGCGTGTTGGGCCGACGCCCAATCCGCTTGCGGATCACTTCCTTGGCATCGAATACTTGGCCCTTGGGGTCACTGTCCGGATCGCTCCACTTGTAATCGCCCACCAGCGCGGCCTTGTTGCTGGCGGCATAGGCCGCCGGATTGCGTGCGACGGTGGCTTGCTGAATTTCCTTTTCCAGCCCGATCACGGCCAGCACGGTATCAACAGCCACCTGTTGCAGGTCGATACTGGGCACGGTCTTGGCGTCTTCCTGATGCTCAATGGGCACAACGGCCGACAAAGCTTCCTGATGCAGGCTGACTGCCTTCCCCTCGTAGCCGAATTCCAGCGCGGCAATCCGCCCACCGGGGCCTCGGCGGGAACGACGGCGCTTGAAGCTGGCGCGGTCGAATTCAATACGCTTGGCCGCGCGGGTAAACATCGTCACCACCGGAAACAGTGCATCGCCGGCGAATTCGGCGTTAGTGTAGCCACGCGCATGCTGGGTGAGGATGGGGTCGATCACGCGCGCCTGGGCAACAGACATATTCATAGTTTTGGCATCCTGTTCATAGGAGTGAATTGGAAGGGAGGCCGTTGCGCCGCCTGACTGCCGGTTCGCGCCGCGTCAGGCCGCCTCCCTGGGCGCGGGATCGCTCAGCCGTTAGGGCGTGAGCAAAACCTCAATCTTCTGGTCGGCGGCGGATGCAGCCGTGACGGTGTAGCCCAGAATTTCACCTGCACCGCCCTGAGCGATAGCGCGGCCGCTGGCATCGGACTTCACCGCAACACCAGCGCCAATCGCCGCACCGGAGTCGACAATCGTGGTGCCCAGCACATCAACTGCGAAGGCCTCGCCCACGGCCGCATTGTTCTGCGCGACGCCCTGCGCCTTGGCTCCTGCCGCGCAAGGCGCGCCCGTCATCATGCCCACGAAGCGCGCGGCGGAAACGACAGCAGTTGCCACCGCCGTCATCGAAAAAAGAAGGGTTTTCTGCATCGGTCACGTCCTTACAAAGTGTTCGGGGAAAGCGAGGGTCAGCCTCCGGACTGGGCCAGCTTGACGCAGGCCATCCAGTCGAGTTCGGGCTTTTCCTGCTGGATCTTGGTCGCACGGGCATGGAGGTCAGCAGCCTCCGGATCGACGTCATAACCATCAGGTGCGGCAAAGCTCACATAGCTGGCCTCACCGGCAGGCTTGCCACCGCGTTCACCCAAGTCGATCAACGGCTGACCGGTTTCCAGTAGCTTCCGCAGGGCATCGGCCGGAGGCATCTCACCGGCTTCGCCGAACGACACGACAGCCGTGGCGTCAAAATGGTCAAGCAGACCCACAACCAATTCCTTGCCAGCGGGGGCCAGCAGCGCCTTTTCAACAAGGCTCTCTGCAAAGCTGACATGGCCAGCATGACGCGCCTCTGCCGCGCGCTTGGCATCTGCGGCTTCGCGAGCGGCAATGCTGCCTTCGCGCGCCGCCAATTCAGATTCACGCGCAGCCAGCAAGGCCTCGCGCTCGGCGAAGCTCGCCTCGGTGATCTTCGTCACAGTTTCGTCTCCTTCAGAAAAGTCGAGCGTCACAGCGCCCTCATCGGAGCCATCGGCAAACTGGACAGTGCCAAGCCCCTTGATCCCCGGCGCATGAGCGCCAAGAAATCCGATGTGCTTAAGGTACCACGCACCAGGCTTTGGATTTGCCGGATGCTGCGGCGGGTAAAATCGAGCGGAGACCTTGGGATAGCGCCCAGCGCGCACCAACTCGGCGAAGCTGGCTTCAACCTGGTCGGGCTTCGCCACCAGCGCATCGCCTTCAACTGCCAGCCCCGAAACCCAACCATAGGCCGGATCATCCAGTTTGGGGTGACCGATAACCAGCGGCGCGGGGTCGGCTGCCGGATCATAGGCAGCGGCAGCAGCGGCCAACTCGGCCGCGCCAAACGAAACCTGAACACCCTCATTCGACGTGAAAGTGCCGAGGCGGGCGATGCGGATGGATGGGGTGGTCGTCTTGCTCATGGGGCAGACGATAATCGCGACAAACGCATCCAACCGGAGTGCGTGAGCGGACGCCTCTAAATTTGGCGCTGCAGCCCTATCGATGGCCCATCGCCGCCGCCTTGGCAAGCCCAAGCAAGGACGCCCAATCAAAACCGCCGAAATTTGCGCGGGGCACGATGCCCCGCATAGGTAAATGTCTCGGAGGTAGTTGGATGGCCTTGTTAACCTAAAAGCGCCCTACGGGGCTTAAAATCGGAGTGCCATCTATGGCCATGCCTGCTGTTACCAGCTCGCCTAAACTGAGCCGCCCCACGCTCGTCGCCATCCTCGGCGTCGCCAGCACGATGTCGGTGCTGACTATGATCCCACTGGAAGAAAGTGGGCGCAAGGTGGAAGTGACTGTCCAGCCCGACAAACCTGCCCAAATCCGTCACATCAGTGGGCCGCAATATTTGAAGGTCTATCTGGATATGATCGGTGTACCAACCGCATGTGATGGTCTGACTGGGGAAGGTATCCACGCGGGAGGCATTTTCACAGAAGCGCAGTGTTCGGTGATGCTGCAGAACCGCCTTATCGAGACGTCCAAGCATGTGATGGCCTGCACCCCCGGCTTGGCACTCGCCATTCCGGGCCGAGACAATGTGCGAGCCGTCGCCGTTTCGCTTGCCCACCATGTGGGCTGGCCGACCTATTGCAAGAGCACGATGCGCCGTCAGATCAACGCCGGGCAGATTGCCCAGGCCTGTGTCAGCCTGACCTGGTTCAACAAGGCGGGCGGTCGCGTCGTGCCAGGCATCGTTGCCAGACGAAAGCGAGAGCAAGCAGTTTGCGTGAAGGATGCCGCTTGATGGGAACGCTGAGCGCAATCATCGCAGGGGTGCGAGCATGGGGCTTTTGGCCGGTGCTGTGGGACTGCGCAGCCAAGCTATCTCGCTGGCTTATCGCTGATCTCTGGCGTTGCACCACGCTTGCATGCTTATTGCTTGTCGGTGTGCAAACCGCACGACTGGACGGACTATACCTAGAACCGGGTATTGGCCCGCTGTCGATTGCCGTGGTCGATATCACTGGCTGGCGGCCCCGCGCCCAGAAGGCTGAAGCTAGAGTTAGCGAGCTGCTGTCTGCCAGCCGCACTGCCGCTGCACTGGCAGAGGCGCAGCGGCTATCAATCGAAAATCAATCCGCGATCAATGCAAGGAAGGCCGATCATGAACCACCGCAGAATATTGCCACCCATCGCGCTGATGCTGATCGCTACGCTGATGCTCGGCGGCTGCGCCAAGTCGATTGCGATCTCGCCCGCCCAAC